CCTTCTCCTGTACTTCCGAAATCAGTGCCATAGTCTTACTCGTCTTCGTCTGTGCTGACTGGTGGCATCTTGTCCATCAGCCTTACCGTCACCATTGCCAGACAATGCTGCCAACGGTGTTTCAACTCCCCGCCGTGACGTTCTATCACGTCGAGTCGCTTATATAGTTCAGCTTCCAGAAGTCCTAAAGACCCAGGGCCTTCCTTGGGCAGGTCGTGCTTCTTCAACTCCTGTTCGCAGAAGGCGAGGAAACGCTGTGTACGCAGGTTGGCTGATTCGTGCGCCTTTCGGATGCGCTCCGCCAGTCGCTTGTAGTAAGCAGCATCGTGGGGGGCGCCCTTCTTCTTGTCGTTATCCACCGAGTCCGTGGTACCGTTGTTTCTACTCATACCCTTTATTTCTGCCATCTTCTCCAGCAGCGCCATTGCTGCCAGCTCTGCATCGTCAGGCTCCGGTGTCATGGGTGCAGGTGTAACGTCCTCTACTCTCAGCGGCTTCGGCTCCTGCTTCTGCTTCTTGTGGAATATGTTCTTTAATGACTTCATATATTACCTTTTTGTCGGAAAGATACTACGTATCAAACTTAAAGTCAAGGGCAGACGAGCCGAGGGCAGAATCCATGAGTTTACTCAATGGTTATGCCGAGGCGATGGATGCGCTCAACCGCAGGTTAAGGGCAGACGAAACGAGTTAAAAAATGCTGAGAAATTTGGTGGTTTCAGAAATTATGCTTATCTTTGCAGTGCTAAAATGATTGAGCGGTACGAATAGATTCCGCCGCTGTGCGGCTATTTTTGTATCTGCCAGAGAATGAAGGAACCCCATTGGGGCAGCATCGCGTCGGGTAACGGAAACGTCCCGGTGGCTCGCTCAATCAGCCATAGCAACGCGGAGTGCTGCCTTATATTTTGCTAAAAGGATTGAGATTATGGGAAAGAGAAAATATACTAACGAGTATCTTGCGGCTATTGCCAAAGGCTACGATTCGTTGAAGGAGTTTCGAGAGAAAGAGTTTCTGGTTTATGATGCGATACGCAGCCGTAAACTGCTGGATGAGTTGTGCGGACACATGAAACGTAGCCAAAGAAAAGACTATACCGACGAAGAACTCATTGAGGTGGCAAAACGATATGACGATTTGACGTTGTTCTTGGAGGAGCAAAAAAGTGCTTATCTTGCCATTCACCGCCGAGGGAAGATAGACGAAATGTGCGGCCACATGAAGCGCGACGTGAGAGAGCGTACCATCGAAGAACTGGCCGCCATTGCCAAAGGCTACGACGACTTGACCAAGTTCAGAAAAGAGCAAAAATTAGTCTATTCCTCTATAGTTCGTAAAGGTCTGATTGATAAGCTGTGCGGACACATGAAGCGCAACATGAGACCTGATTACACCGATGAGGAACTTAGGACCATTGCAAGCGGATATAACGACCTGACGCAGTTCAAGAAAGAACAAAGATATGCTTATTTCGCCATTCATCGTCACGGGAAGTTTGATGAGTTGTGCAGCCACATGAAGCGCAACATGCGGAAAGCCTATACTGAGGAAGATATAAGGACTGTTGCTTTGAAGTACAATACAAGAGATGAGTTCCGCAAAAACAGCGGTGGTGCATATCTCGCTGCCCACAGACGCGGGATCTTGGATGATGTTTGCAGCCACATGGAAGAAATGAGACGCCCAAAGGAGTTCTACTCCAAAGGTTATTGCCACGTGATAGCTTTGGGCTACAAGACAAGAGGAGAGTTCCGGAAAAATAGTGAATATGCTTATAGTCGCGCATGGAATGAAGGGTGGCTTGATGATATTTGCGGGCACATGAAAGCTGCTGGCAATAATTTGAGCAAGCGATTAGTGTATGTCTATACCTTTCCTGACGGGTATGCCTATGTTGGTTTGACGGACGATGCGAAACGGCGGAAGTACGAACACCTGCACAAATTGTCGCAGCGGAAGGTCTCTCCCGTGTTTAGGCATATTAAGGAAACTGGACTAAGCTATGAATACAAGGAGCTGACCGACTGGCTTGATGCTGATACTGCAGCAAAGGTGGAAGATGATTATATCAAGAAGTATAAGGACGATGGATGGAAGATGCTGAACAGAATGCGGGGAGGTGGATTGGGAGATCCTGGCAGCAGAAAACGTAAGGATAAAGTTATACAGGCCATCGTGAGGCAATACGAATACGTGGAAGACTTTAAGGAAAGAGAGCCGGAAATTTATGAGGATTTATGCGAGAGCAGACAGTGCAGCAAGTTCTGCTCTGGACTGAAGCGGCGGAAGAAGCCGAGTGGTTATTGGACTTTGGAGAGGTCTATTGCCGTGATGCCAGAATGTAATATGGCATCTGAATTTCGGAAGACATATCGCCAGGCATACAAAATAGTGAAAAAGGCAGGTTGTCTTGATGGATACTACCCGAAACCGGTCAATGCCAACTTTAAGTGGACGTTGGAGAAATGTGCTACCGCTGCCCGTTATTGCGAGACAAGGGCAGAGTTTCGCAAGAAATATCGCCGGGCTTACGAGCGGTTGTTAAAGGAAGGATTGCTCGATGAGTTGTTTGAGGACAAAGAAATAGGGAGGCATTGACCGTCTCCCTATTTTGCTATGCACCCTCAGAGGATATTGTTTCAACCGTTCCTGTTTTACTGTTATCAAGGGTAGTGAGTACAACTTGCTTAATGACAAAGCATCCCTTGTCAGACCATTCGTTGAATCGACAGACAGCTGTATTGAGCCAGTTCAGGAACAGGCGCTGCTTCGGGTTCAGCTGCTGCTGTTTCAACAAGGTCATCTCGCGCAAAGCCGTACCGCCGTTCGATGCTGCCACCATTGGCACACCTACTAAGCGTGGGTCTATCTGTAAAGCCAGGAAGATTGGTGATGTGGAAAGTTCGAGTTCTTCCTTGCCTGCCTTCACGGCATCGTTGGTAGTCTCCTTGACATCGACAATTTCTACGTTCTTGAATGTCTTGTCGCCCTGACCTGTCCACATGAACTGGCGCATGAACTTACCGTTATTATCGCGCTGCTGCAAAAATTCCTCCATTGAATCCTCCAAATCGTCAATAAATTTCTGCTTAGCATCTTCATCACCCTCGATGCCCATGTCCCCATAGATCATATTAAGGTAGTCAAGACTCACATATAATATCTTCCCCCATGACGTAGCGTTGTCGCGCTGCTTGTACTTATCGTACAGGATGGTTGCCGAGAAGTCGAAAGCCTTGCTGGTAAACACGCTCCACCATGCAGGCTGCGGGTAATAAGGCTTGTTGAGCGACGGATAGAACGTCGGACATACAATCCATGTTGGACGGTCTTTGATGCGGGTGCGCTGGTTGCTATCAACAATGTAGCGCAGGTCGCTCAAAAGGTTCTGCGGCATGGCTGCCGGGTACATCTTGAACGAGCGGTCTTGTTTGGCATTGGTCACAGTCTGCGCTCCTGCAGCTCCCTTCGTTCTAAGCGAGTCGCTGTAGTACACCCAGTCGATATGTCGGAACTGATTCATGACAGAAAGTCTGGTGCTGTGTGCGGCAAGCATTGACACCTTTACCACCTTCGGCTTCCATGAACCTCTGCGTCCTCTCTGCAGTCCGACAGTCGGGTAATAGATGTCGAGCATCACATCGTCCTGTTCGCACTGTGACAGCAGCAGGTCAAGGTTGTTATTATCCAGGAACTCTTTGGCACCCGGCACATGCTCCGTGTCGCCCATTGCGTCTTTATCGTCGTAACCATACCAGGTGCGTTCCCAGTCCTCCAGTGCCTCTTTGGCACGCTTCAGGGCATTGCTCACGGATTTCTTTGACCCTATGCCGATGTTGCCGAGTAACTCCTCTGCTTCGTCAATGGGCGTCTTCTCATTGGCTTCCAGTTCGTCTATCTGCTGTTGTAACAACTCGCCTGCATTCTTGAACTCTACCATTTTGCCATCAGGCATACAATACATGTAGCGCACGCCAAGGCCCGTTGTCAGGTCGGCGATATAGCGCAAGGGTGCAGCCGTATAGGGGGAAGACATAGCCAGTGGCGGTATGACGCTTGGAATGTTGTCGCCACTACCCCACTTCACGTAGCCGTCGCCTAAAGGCTTGCCGTCCTTGTCGCAGACATGCTCAACGGTGTCCGTGCGTCCGTCGAAACTCCACGCCACCTTGCTTAGCGGTCCGTTGCTCCACGATCCGCAGCCCATCGAGACAGCCATATCCTGTGCGCCGACGTTAGCTGCATCAGCCACCGCCAGACTGACATCCCTAACCTTGCCGGGTTTGAGCACGTCTATAGGAACGTAGCGTTTGGCCGCCAGTTCACGGTGGATGTTCTGATATTCAGAAAAAGTTTTTGGCTTGTGAGTAACTACCCCAACGTTGCCATTCTTTTTGCTCTTCTTTTTCATATCATTTACATTGATTTTTTGTCTGCAAGATAATGCCTTATAGGCATAAAGTCAAGGGCAGACGAGCCGAGAGCAGAATCCACAAGCAATGCCCGATAGCTATCTCTTATATATTCCTGCTAAGTTCGGGTATCTTCCCCTTAGACCGCCTCCAATCTTCGTCTTTGTCTCGGCACATTCGTGAATACCTATGATAAGGTCATCAAAAGCATCGGTGATTGTTGTACGGCTACGAGGATCGCCTCCGACGGAATCCGGGTCGGTACTTTTGTATTTCTCCGTAGCCTTCATCTTCTTAAAAGTTCCGGGAACAATGGCGGCATTTTCAAGTGCTGCCATCAGGTATTCGCAGCGTTCTGCCTCGCGGTTGATAAAGATGGCTGGCGATGCCTGGAACGAGAGGCAGTCATTGATAAACTGATACTTGCGCTCCTGACGCCATGACGTAAACTCTGCTCTCGTCACCGTGAAACCGGCATCGGTCAGCTCGCGCTCAACCACCTTGTCAAAGCGGGAATCCTCTCCGTTCTCCACGGCGTAGGCCCACTGGTTGCCCTGCTTGATGCTGCTTCCCACGTAGAAGATTACTTCCTTGCAGCCACGCTGCAGGAATGGCTTATAATACTTGGCAAACATTTTCGAGAGTCCGCGAAGCCTGACTCCTCCCTGCACAAAGAACTCTTTTAGAATCATTACAGCCTCCCTGCCTTGATAGTTGCGCGTCTGCCCAACTACGAAGCAGTTGATGTCAGCATTGGCATCCAGTGCTATACGCAATGGCTCCTTGTAGTCGAGGTCGA